GTACATTACCCAATACTTCATTCATCAATTTATTTTTAAATTGTTCCGAGGTCACATATTTATATGTGAAAAAACCACCCCCGAGGATTCCCAAAACAAGGACAGTAGATAGAATAGAGAGGTAATTGCAGATTTTATTAAACATATGTGGAAAGAGGCATTTATAAAAGCATTAGCACCCATAAGTTTAATGGTGCTGTTTTTGATTGTTGGCCTAGCCCCACTTTACCTAATTGGTGGAATGATGACAAAACAAATGCACGAAAAAGTAAAATATTAAATTACCAAGGTACACCAGTAGTTTTAGTAGGAGTTTTAGACTCTGTTATCTGTGCAGCAATAGATGTTTCTATTCTTGTTACTTCATCTGCACCTAATGCAGCTTTAGCCCATGCAACAGCATTATCTTTTGTAATATCTGCATAAGCAGTAAAAGAACTACTATCAGCTTCAGCAAGCCCTACAGAACCGTAACTAGAGCCACTATGCACTACAGCAGAATCGCCACTTCCTACTGTTTCAGAATCACTAGCAGTCCAGTGAACAGTAGTTACAACATCAGATAAACTTCCTACAGTTTTTGTTGCATCTAAAGAAACAACATTCCAAGTAACAGCCATAATAATAATTAATTTGTGTTTATTAGTTAAGCAGTTTGCTCAACAGGTTCTAATATTTCTTTCAGTGTTTTTATTGCACCTTGATCTTCTATTAAAGGTTGTTGTAATCCTCTTAATTGCTCTTGTAATTTTGCTATCTGCTGTTCTATTTGTTGTGCTTGAGCAACATTCATATTAAAGCGTTCTTGCACTTCATTTAGTTTTTCTTCAAGTGTAGGCATAATAAATTAATTTTATTTAATTTTACTAAGCAGCTTCTAATGCTGCAACTATACACTTTTCAAAGGTTCAACAATTACTTTACCATTTTCATCTGTCCATTCAGTATCATACATATGTTGGTCATGTCGTTCACCAACTACCATCCATGAAATAGTATCTGTACAAGTATTATCTTCTGCTGTAATGGTTAATGTATTTCCAGATACAGAACCCTTAACTGAAGTCCAACCTGTTTCATTAGACGTAAAGCATTGAACATCTGTATTTAATAAAACAAATGTGCCGTCTGTCATGCCTGATACTGTGTCTACATTAACTGTTGCACTTCCATCAACTAAATCTACTTTACCTCTATAAATATTATTTGCTTGTGGTGCTTCTACAAACGAATGAACTAAATGATGTGTGTTTGTTTTTTCTGGTAAAGGATGGTCAATTTTAAATGAACCTGAACTTTTAGATAGAGAACCACTGACATCAAGTGTACTACTAGGACTTGTTGTGTTGATACCTACTTGACCAGACGAATCTATACGCATACGTTCTGCTATAGCTGCTGTACCATCTGCTTTTGTTTCAAATATTAAAACAGCACCTCTTTGCCCTGATGTAGAACCTGCTCCTTGTGCTTTAATGCAAGCCATATCTTTATGACCTGAGTTTTGGTAATGACCAACAAAGTGAATGTCTCCAATACCGCCAGTGTCAACATTTTGATTATCACCTAACTCAATCTGACCACGCCTAGTTCCAGAAGTTTCAATTACCGATAAAATTGTATGGTTTGCATCATTTCCAAGAACGTTTTGACTTGATGTACCTATACCGATGTTCCCAGACGAATCTATACGCATACGTTCTGGTTGAGAAGATCCAGTATGAAATGATAAGGCACTGCTACCATTAACTTGTTGTATTTTACTTCCATTTGCAGAAGTATCATTAAAGAAAAGTGTCCCTGCGGTTGCACCAGAACCAACACCTCCTACGTATACCGTCCCTGATGAGTCAATGCGCAATCTCTCAGTAGGAGAGGCAGCACCATCAGCAGTTGTTAGAAATGTTAATCGACATGGCATATCATTACTTCCAGCTGTGCCATCTACAGTGGCGTTGATAGCAGCCCCTTGAGTAACTAAATCAGTGCCATCTGCACCTGCAAAATGTATTTGCCCTAACAAATCTCCGTTTTGAACGACTGTTGTTCCACCATTTGATGCACTTCTTGATTTACCTAAAGATATTATTGCGGGTGAATCATTAGCTGAATTTCTTATGATTGAAAGACCACTTGAAGCATCTGTTGATTCAATTTCAAATATTCTGCTTGTATTTCCACCTACAGCCCTTGAGCTACTATGCCCTATTATAATTCGATCATTTCCAGCATCTAAATAAAATAAATTTGCTTCTGTATCGCCTTCAATTCTAAAATCAACATCCGCACCACTTTCATTAAATATTGTTGTAGCTCCTAGTTCCATTCTTTCGACACCGCCAGTAGCAACATTGAAAGTATCAGCAGCAGAACTATATATTCCTGTATCTAAATCATCTCTAAAAGCTAATGCAGGGGTGCTTGCAGAACCATTTTCAAGAGTAATAGTGCCGTCAAGTTGTAAAAGTTCTACCCAACCATCATTTGCACTGTTCCTTATTTTTAAAATTCCTGTTGTAGTATCAGCCCACCACATATAGGCTGCTGTGGTACTAGGAGCAGAAGAACTGCTGTTATTTGTTAATATTGCCTGTAATACGAGGTTTATATCAGCCCTGACGTTAGCTCCAGTGGAGTTATCTATGACGTAATCGTGTGTTGCCATTACCTAATCCAATTTTTTATCTAAGTATATCCTAATCTAAAACTAACTACCACGCCCAAAACCTGTTGCAGCATATTTGAAATTTCTATCAACATGACTAGATCCATTCTTTACGTCAATATCAAAACCGCTTCCAGTAATATTTGATAAAGCAAAGAAGTCCCCTGACTGTGCATTTTCTATTGTTATACCAATTGATGGCAATACAGAATTTGCTGCAATGCTAGTTCCAGATTGGCCTGTAAAGAAGGTATTGGTAAAGGATACTGACTTGGTGGAAGTGCCAGAGGAAAACAAACCATTTGTAGCCCCTGCATTACCAAGACTTGTTTCTGTTCTACTTTCCAGTTGTGCTGTATATCCTAGCTGATCTATTTCTATAGATTGTGCTGGGTCGTCTGTATCCATATCGCATCTAAATTTGAATCCTCTTGCAACAAATGTTCCATTTACAAAAGGATTAAATTGACTAAAGTTTGCTCCATAAGTACAAGATGTTCCACTTGATATTGTTGCACTTGTAGCAGAGGTAACTGTGAATGTGCTTGAACTTGGGACAGAAACAATTTGATAATTTCCATCAGTTGCACTGCCAGCAGTAAAATCTATTACAACAAAATCACCAACAGAATATCCATGCGAACTTTTTGTAATTGTTATGGTTGTACCACTCTGTTCGTAAGTGGCTGAAACTGATAAGTCAGGGTCAAGATCAGTAGTGGCAACTAATAAAGATGCCCCGACATTAAAGGCAGTTGCACCGTCAAAATCAGTCCATGTATCAATATTTGCTGATCTTTTATCTATCAGATCATTAGGGTAAAAACCCTGCGATACGATATGTCTTCTTAATCTCAAAGGTTGTTTACCACCTAGATCAAGTGTATTTGCAAAACTATAATTACCTCCTGTTATATCTACAGCACCCAAAAAGTCAAAATCAGCCATTGAATCAAAATCAGCTACATCATCTAATGTCACCAAAGAAGCAAGCACCAATCCATTTACATCATCACTAAAAAAACAATCAACTTTTGTTCCAGCAAAAGGTGGTGAATCTGTATCTTCCCTATCTTCTAAAACAGTAAGTTTTGGTAAAGGGTCAGGGCTATTTACAATTATTGATGTTTCACCAGAACTTAACCGACCACCATCATCTTTAAATTTTAAAATATACTCCCCAGAAACAATATTTGGAACAATCGACTCGCTGACATTACCTGAAAGGGCTGGTATTACATCAACCGCATTTGTAAAAGTTCCAGTTCCATCAGTGAGGTTTGATGATCTGACTACAACGTTGCCTCCATGAACTACATCAACATCAGTTGATTGATCAAAACGCAATCTCACAAATTGATCTGATATTGGTTCTATTCGTAAATTTTGAACATCAGATGGTAATGCAGTTTTCCCTAAAGCGATAAAAGTAGTTTTTGATGGTTCCGCACTTGGTTTATCTAAAGCATTAAAGCTGAATACTCTTAATTCATAAGTACCTTTTTGACTATTTTCTATATCAAAAGTATTACTAAAAACATCACGAGTAATAAAATTACCGTCATTAAATCTATATTGAACTTGATATTTACTAACACCAGCAACACGCTGCCAGTTAAAAAATATTTTGCTTACAGCTTTATTATCAATAACAACAATTTTTTCTTCTGCTGATAAATTACCAGGCGCATCTTTAAGAGAAGTTAAAACAGTGGTTGTTCTTGTTGGTAATGCAGCCCCATCCTCCACAAAAGCATATTTTCCAGTGTTATGTTCTAAGGCTGTTATCTGAAATGTAAGATCCTGACTTTCTTTAACACTGATAACTCTCCAAGTTGTAGTTTGTAACGTATCATTTTGTAAAATCCAAACACTGTTAGCATTTGGCGCAGAAGAATAAGCAGAAGAAACAGTAATGACTGCTCCATCTATACTTGATATGTTTTTAGTCTCAACTGACCCATCAGGCAAAATTACTGATAATGTTGCATTATTTGTTGAAACTAAATCTGTATCTGTCGTATCATCAACTGTTATTGCAGTGGTTGTAGCTGATGCAATTCTTCCTCCTCTTCTTGAACCAGCTTTTACAGGATCACTTATTTCTATAATCTGCCCTGGTCTTACTAATGTTCCAGCTTCTAGGGTTACTGAAAAAGAACAAGTTTCACCTGAATTTTGTTCATTATATAAAAACCATTTCCCCATTCTTGAGGCCATACCACGACTTGTACAACCAAAACTTTGAATCGTTTTTATAACTGTGCCGTATTTTGCACTTGCTGTTGTATCTTCTACAGTCTCATAATCTACCTCTCTTGAATCAAGATCTAAATATCCAACATTAACAACGGTATGTCTTGTTTTTAATGAAGAGCCTGTATATTGAAACCCCTCCTCTGACACGTTGGAATAGTTAAACAAATAAACAGGATCTGTTGGCCTATCACCTGATATATTTATTGCCCCTGCACTATAGAAAGGCATCACACGCATCACAGAACAAAGATCATTTATTAAATTAAATGCCTCAGATTGTTGTGTGATATTTACATTTATTGCAAACCTAGCCTCTTGCCCACCAAGGCCATCATCTACCAATTCATTGTTATAGACAGATTGATTGTAAAATGTATATTGATCTAAGGAACTTTCTGCAATTGATAAACCATATCTTGTATTGGTCAACAAATCCCATAACACCCAAGCTGGGTCTGAGTGCCATTCTGTAGCAGCTTTAAATGTTCCGTTAAATGTTCCACTATATGTAATACGACCAGTTTGAATGTCAACAGTTGCGTTGTGCGGAATTTTTGTCTTTATCCCTCTGAGCCTGAACGACCTCTTGGGGATTCTTGGGAAGGCTTCTGCGCTAAACCTAAGTGCTAAATGTGCTACATCTGGATAAGCATTTTGTTCAAATATTACCTCGGTCATACTTGACCAGTTGAACGCAGAAAATATTGGACTTGTAGTGTCATCAGTTGTCCTTGAAACTCTTACATTTATTGGAAAACTTGTACTCGTTGGAAGATTAATTAAATAATCTCTAAAATATGTGCTGGTTGATCTACCAGTAACAGTGTCATCAATTGGTGTTGTTGTTGTGCCATCATTTTGTATAATTTCAATTTTTACCCCTGCACTTGCACCTGTTATTTCTCCATTATCTTCTACCGTTTGGATGCTTTGAAAAGAAACTGTCACTCTTACAGCATTTACTGAAGTATTTGATATGGCTCTTGTTATTGGATTACCACTTGTTACAGCAACGCCAACGCTGCTTTCTGTCTCTATGTTAGAAATTCCACCAATAAAAGTTTGATCTGAAGTACCAAATCGAGGTTCAAAACCTACCTCTTGAAAGTTAAAGTCACTGTCATCAGGTGATGTGTTACTTGCAGCAGTTTGAAGTAATTGTGTTCCGTTAAGAAAAATATCTTTTTTAAAAGCATTATTATAAGCATCTGTTCCTTTTGTAAGACCAGCCTTTGATGCTGTTGCGCTGCCCTCAATCTCGCCCTCACCAACGGCCTCCACAAGCGTATTAAATTGCTTTGATGAAAGTGTATCAGTAGGAAGATCTGGATTTGTAAAAACTGTTTGTTGTGTAAATTCTTGTATCCCAGCCATTATGCATCACCTCTTACTTGCACTGTATCAATACCGTTTGAAACTGTCACCGATCCAACTATCGTTTCTCCATAAATTAAATTAATTGCACCTCCAGCTTTTGCAATGTTGGTAATCCCACTAAATGAATAGTTTGACGCAAGTGAGGATGGGTCTGTTCTTTCCATGCCAGATGGCCCTCTTGCTTGCGGTTGAGGTGTAAGCATGGAAGTTACACCACTAACAATTAAACTTGTACCAACAGCCGTCAGAGCAGATCCTAAAATTCCTCCAACACCAATAGCGCTGACAACACCACCAACAGCACTACCAATAAATGGTGCAACGAAAGGAGCAACAAAAGCAGTGCCACAGGCAACGGGAATAATTCTTATTTCAGCATCACCTGTCATGCACAAAGTTTCATCATCAATTACTTTGTCACCCGAATAAACTTTATAAACTTGATTTTGTAGATGGTTTGCAACTTCTGGATAATTACAACATAAAAAACTAAAAGCCTGTCCGATATTATTTAAATCAGCCTCAAAAGTTGCCTTGCCAACTAATTGTCTTAATTTTCCGTAAATTTTAATTTTTCTCAGCATGACGATACCTCTTATAAATTGATTTATACATTTGCTCATCTAGCAAATCTCTTGAACTTAGTCTACCGACTTGATGATGTAAAACCATCTGTTCTCCTACATAAACCCCAACATGACAACCAGTATTTTTTGCCATGCTCATCAATAGTACATCATCTTTTTGGATATCATCTGTTACTTCTATAAGACCAGTTTTTGGAAGAGCGTATTCAAATAAACCATTAGTAAGCATCTCTGTTGGATCTTTTGGTCTTGGCCAATCTTTAACTTTAAGATTTTGTGATTTAAAATAATCTACTACAAGAGTCCAACAGTCTTGAGCTTTCCATATCCATTCTCTTCCTAATAATGGTTGTGGTTTATATCCTGTAGGTTCAAAATAATGCCAATCATTTTGTTCAGGGCTATAAATATGCCAAGGAAGGCCAAGATATTCACAAGCTGTTTTGTCTGTCTCAGAAGGAAATATTGGCCCTGTAGGGTGGGAATGTATTATCGCAGTCAGTTCACCACTATCTTCTGCAAAAGCCCAATCATCAGGGTCAATAATAAAATAAGAACAAAGATTATTTGCTAGATTTTTACAGGGAAAATATGTTTCTTTTCCTTTTACTATTGCCAAAAGACCACAAGATTCCTGAGGGAGGCAATCTTTTGCGTGTTGTGCTGCTTTATCTTTCCAGGTCATGCGTCAATAAAAGTACCAATACCAGGGAAATCTTTTCTTGTAAATTGTCTTTTGGGTACTCTTACATTAGTTAAATCAAGAGCAGAAACACATTCATATTTTATTAATTCTCTATTCTCTAAAACTTTACGATCTAAAAAATATATTTCATCAGGAAACTTATCAGCACTAGGAGTACCAAAAGGGTTAGATCCTCCTGAAAAATTTGCAGCATCAAGGTTAGAAGCGAGTGTTCTTATTCTTGTCAATTTTGCACCATTAAGATCGTTAGCTGGTGTGAAAGCATTTACAGTTGCAATAACGGCTGTAAGTGTAGATAAAATATTACTTACTGTTAAGGTAGGTCTTGGGATTTGGCCACGACCTGTAAATTCAAAACCTTCAGCTTCTATTGGAAATCTTGCATAAGTATTTCCTTGCCAAACAAGTTCACCGTTTCCATTTTGGTTTGATCCACTGTGATAACGATATAAAGTACTGCTTCCATGAATAGACGCTATAAGTTGTAGTTCAAACAGTTCAATAACTGCTGATGGATTTATGCTCTGTAGTTCTGAGGTTGGTATTGCCATCTATGGTTCTGCAACCTCCTCAAAAGTAAGGTTCATTGTTACCCTGTTTAAGTATGGAATTGTTTTAGATCTTCTTGTACATTTAAATTTTCTTGCAGAAGATTCTCCTGTCATTGTGTAATCAAAAGAAGCCTGATCGTCAAATCTTGCATTTAAAAAAGTATCTATGGTATCAGAATCTGTTTCAGAAATATTAAAAGTCAAGTTCACAACATGAAGTCTTTTATTTGCTGGTAAACCAAAAACAGTTCTAAACTCATAACCATCACCAAGTTTTGTTACAAGCCCTTTTTGCTCAACAGTTTGTGTTGTTCCATAGGTTGGTGTGATCGAGGGAAAGGTTGCCATTATGTTAATAATCCTCCAGGTCTTTTCTCTTTAACAAGTTGTTCTTGTATAGCTTGGCCAATAAGTTGTCCTAATTGGTTTGCCTCGGCTGTACTACCTTGAACTTGTGGTGCGCCTGATGCGTCTACATTCACTGTAACCATATTAGTAACACCTCCTCCACCTCCTATCATATTATTTGGAATTATAGTACCAGAACTGGTTGGAACAAAAATTTCAGGGCCACGCTCTCCAACGATTGATGCCTTTCCAACAGGTGGCCTTCCACCATTTGCAAATCCAAGAAGTGGACTTATTCCACCGCCACCGCCAGTAAATGCGTTAGCACCACCTAAAAAGCCACCACCTGAAGATTTTTTGCCACCACCAAAAAGATTACCAAAGAACCCACCAATTTTACTACCGATTCCAGAGACTGCACGTTGCATTGCAACCTCAACAAGTTTTCTTTTCAAATCATTTAAAACATTGATTGCGGCATCAGCTAATGATTGAGTTCCCATGACAGCATCAGTTAAATTACTGACGATTCCCTGCTCTACACTTTGGCCTATCTCCATAAATTTTTCGTTTAGAATGTCAGCTTCACTTTTTACGTTTAACAATTCTTCTGCAAATTTTTGAGAACCAAGAGCTAAATCTGTTACTAGGAAACTTGTCTGACCTAATTTTTCATTTAAGAAATCTGAAGTGGTGACAGTTGATTCTATTGCTGTTGTAGTCGCTTTTGTTTTTTCTTCAATTTTTTTTGTAGGTTCTTCAGCTTTTTTTAAATTTTTACCTAATTTATCTGCTTTGTTAGCAGAATTATTTATATTTTCAGTAATTTTTTCTGTTTTTTGTTGTTTATCTTCAAGAATTTTTGCTTCTCTTATATCTAGTGCCTCTTTAATTTTTGCTGCTTTTATTTCTTCAAATAGTTCTTTTTCTCTCTTTTTTCTTTCTCTATTAAATGGGCTAAATCCAGCGAATCTATCACCTGTTTCTTGTTTTAATTGTTCTCTTGCTTCTTTTCTTGATTCCATAGCGATATTCGCCATGTTTAATCTGCCGACTTTATTTGCAGTACCAACCCTTTCAATAAGTTTTGTTATCTGTCCAACTGCATCAATTGCAAGATTTAAAACTGTTTTTATTTCATCTTCAAGCTCCTCTCCAATTGATCTTGCAAGAGTTTCAACTGTATCTTGTAACGTGCTTAATCTTCCATTTAAAGTATCAGCTTGTGCAGATGCCCCTCCAAAAAACTCACCGCCTTCACTTGTTAAATTTACAATCGCCTGTCTGAATTGATCAGCACTTATCGCACCATCGCTCATTGCATCTGCCAAGGCTTCTGCTGACATTCCTGTCATCCTTTGTAGTTCTTCTGTTACATTTATTCCTTTTTCTAATAACATAATATTTTCCTCTTGCTGGAATTTGTTTTTCGCCACAACTTTACCTATTGCAAGTGATACTGAATCAATATCAGCACCTGCCGTACCAGCAATATCAGCAATTCTTCGTGTCATGTCAGTCACTTTCTCAGTTTCAACACCAAAAGCTTTCATTCTTTTGGTTATTTCTATCAATTGACTACTTGTAAATGGTGTTACAGCACCGAAATCTTGCATTTCTTTTATTATGTCATTTGTTTTTTCTACAGACCCAGTTAAAACTTCTAAACTTTTTCTTTGGCTTTCCAATTCTGCTGTTTTTACAAAAACAAATTTAGCCGTGCCGACAACTGCTAATGCAGCAAGAAGTGGTTTTAATGCACTAACTAAACCTTTTACACCTGATTGTGCTGTTTTAGCAGAAGTCCCAGTATCTCTAATTGATTTGTTTGATTTATCTAAACGCCCTTTTAACTTATCTGTATTTTGACTTAATAGTTTTGTTTGATCATTAACTCTTTTTAAAGGATTGATGGCATTTTGAGCATCAACTATTAATCTGACTGTTGACTGTGCCACAAATACAAATAACCTTTATTATATATTACCTTGATTTGGCTTTTTGTCGTTGCATTTCTTTTTGCTCTCTGTCAATTTTTAGTTCATAATAAGCAGCCCAATAAACTAACTCCTCTTGAGTAATTAAGGTTCTTAATTCATATAATGTTTTACCAAGTTCTGTTGCTAGGAAAAATTCAAAGTTTAACCAATTGTCCCCTTTTATTCGTTTTTTGCTTTTGGAATATCAATCTCTATATCCATCATAAATATTTCAATATCATTCAAAATCTTTTCAGGAATTTGTCTTTGAAGCATCGGTGCATCTGACATATCAAATGCTGGAGTGCCATCTTCTTTCTGTGCTACTTTACATAAAAGCTGTGTTGAGATAGTCAAAGCCTCATCTGTACCAGCTAATTGTTGGGCTTTCTGTCTGTCAAATCTTGTTATAGGTGGAAAATATAAAGTTGTTATAATTTTACCTGATGAATCTTTAAGATCATATTTGCGTCTGGCAGTCATCTCATCTTTGAATCCACCAATGATGAGGTCTGCTGTTCTTTGAGTTGACATAAAAATTTGGGGTTGTAAAAGTTTTTATTAGATAGCAGATGTAATTGTTCCGCTTGGCTTAAATGTAATGCTTATTGTGCTAACGTCACCTAATGATGAAGATTGCTCAAAACTTGTAATCAATCCAGAAAAACTAATTTTAGCTGAACCGCTTGCACTGTCAGGAAATAATTCAAAAGCTGCTGTGCCAGCATCGCCTGTTGTTAAAACACCATCAACAAAAGTTGCAGTTTCACCAGAAGCAGCATTGTCGTAAACTAACTCAGCAGTTCCCTCACCTTCAATTAATCCACCTATGAATTTTTTGAAAGTGTCACCCTGGACAGTTGTTTCTTGGGTATCTTTGGTGATAGACATAGACCATGATCTTGTGCCTAGTACTGGGTTAACTGAAGAGCCACCATCATCAAATTTGACTTGGCCAACATCGCCTTTTACAGCAGCCATAACAATAAAAAATAAGATTTATAAATATATTAACTCTTTTCTGACTTTTTTACAGCCTTTTTTGTCGCTTGTTGTTTTTCCATATATCTTTTACAAGAATTATCCCAGTAATTTGCTTCTCTTCTTCCTTTTACTGCCTCGATAGCATCAAGCATTTCTTCTGTAATTTCAATCATTAAAGATCCTCATAAATGTTAAATGTAATTCTTATTTGTGTTTGAAACTTACCTTCTGGACTTGATGTTAAGACTTCAGGCCCGATAGGAGAATCAAAAATTACATTTGATACTGTCACTCTATTGTATAAGTCTCTCAACCTCTTGCCAATCGTATAGTTTGAACCAGCACCAATCCCTTCTTCTGTAAAAATATTTAAAACTACAAGACCAACAACATCATTAAAGGCATTGCTTGTATCTCCTTGAGTAAGATATTGATGCGCTCCAAAACTTGTAAGGCATTGAACAAAAGTATCTTCTGTGGTTGAATCAAATGCCATGTTGTTAAATACAACAGGTATTGCAGGGCTTGATGCAAGTTCTGTTGCTAATCTTGCCTCGATTGTAGATCTGACGGTGTTTAAATCTATTGCTGCCATTTATGCCCTCCTAAATTCGTTTTTAATATACTGTTCTAATTGTTTTGCAACGAGTTCTGGATAACCTTTAATTGTGCTTTGACGAGTCCTATATCTTCCACCCCAACTTGGTGGCAAATTTGTGCCATAAGCAACAGGCTCTGCATATTCAACATCAGTAAATACAACTCCCATAAAAGGTTTTATGTCACTTTCCCAAGAACCTCTTAAAGTTCCTGTGTCCTCTGGAGTAAAAAATTTAATAT